GCGTCAGTGTTGAACTTATGAAACTACATCCTGACTTTGCACAGATTAGGAAAGACCCAAAGTTCCATGAGTGGGTAGCTCTACAGCCATCTGCAATGCAGGACAGTGTGTATAAGAACAACACTGACGCTAAGTGGGCCGCACGTACAATCGATCTGTATAAGGCAGATATGGGTCGTCGCGGCAAGTCAACGAAATCAGCCGCACAGGCGGTGGGGCGTACTACATCAGCCGCTCCTACTACTGGCGGTAAGGCTAAGTTCTCTGAGAGCATGGTCGCAGCTATGTCTGATCGTGAGTTTGAACAAAACGAAGCAGCCATTAGTGAAGCCATGAGATCAGGTGCTTTTGTCTATGATATATCGGGCGCAGCCCGTTAACTTACTTAATTAGTTGTTGATTTAACCACTTAATTATGTTACAATGAACCCATTGTATTAATAAGATTAGAGACACCTTATTCTTCGGTATACCTCTACTCTTCCCCCCAGATAATATACTAAGTCTACCAGCGAGTTTGGACCCGCTTTAGCGATACTCCTTACAAACTGACACTGCGTTTAACTTATCTGATTTAGCTGCCTTGGCACTCAATTAAGTGCGTTCTTAAGGCATATTTCAAGCCATTTCATTTAAGGAGACACTCAAATGGCATTTCCAGTAGCATCAGGTTACGGCAACTTACCAAACGGTAATTTCTCGCCAGTAATCTATTCCAAGAAAGTCCAGAAGGCTTTCCGTAATTCTTCTGTTGTAGAAGATATCGCAAATACCGATTATTCTGGCGAAATCGCAAACATGGGCGATAGCGTCAAGATTATCAAAGAACCAGACATCACAATCAACACTTACGCACGTGGTACAACACTTGCGACACAAGATTTGACAGATGCCGATTTCACTATGGTCGTCACTGAAGCGAACTACTTCCAATTCGCAATGGACGACATCGAAGAGGCTCATAGCCACATCAATTTCGTCGATCTAGCAACAGATCGCGCTGGCTATAAACTTCGTGATGCGTTTGACCGTGAAGTACTAGGCTATATGTCTGGTTGGGACTGGTCAGGTTCTGCATGGGGTCGCCGTACAGCTTTGGATACAGGCGGTACAAAAGCAGACTCAACTGCAGGTAACGACGAACTTCTAGCAGCCAACAAGTTGGACATCACTGATTTCGGTGGTTCTGACATCGGCGGCGAAGCAGAAGTTACTTCTATCCCGACAGCGGCAGGTGGCGGTGCAGGTGCAATCACTTCACCACTAGCTATCCTGAACCGTATGGCTCGTTTGTTGGATGCGGCTAACGTAGACACAGATGGTCGTTGGGTTGTAGTAGACCCAGTCTTCAAGGAAATCTTGATGGACGAAGACGCGAAGTTGGTTAACGCTGACTACGGTGGAGGCGATGAAGTACGCAATGGTCGTATGCCAAACCTTATCCGTGGCTTCCGCGTATATACTTCGAACAACCTTCCATACGAAGGTACAGGTCCGGGTACTTCTGCATCAGCGGGTTCAGAAGCTAACTACGGCGTACTAGTCGCAGGTCACGACTCTGCAGTGGCGGTAGCGGATCAGATCGCAAAGACTGAATCATTCCGTTCACCAGACACCTTTGCAGATATCGTTCGGGGTATGCAACTATACGGTCGTAAGATTTTACGTCCAGAAGGACTAATCACTGCTAACTATAACCTAGCATAAACTATACTAAGGGGCTGGTCAGGTACTGGCCCCTTTATTCTGCTTTAAGGTGTCTTATGCCCAGTACATATATAGCTCTATGTAACCAAGTTCTTCGTCGTCTTAATGAGGTGGAGATATCAGAAGCCGACTTCGGGTCGGTTCGTGGCGTTCAGGCACTCGTAAAAGATGCTGTTAAGTCGGCGGTTGCCAAGATTAACCAAGCTGAATTTGGTTGGCCTTTTAATGCGGCTGAGGAGACAGACACTCTAATTGTCGGTCAGGAAGAATATACTTGGCCTCAATACTTTAAAGTAGCTGACTGGAACAGTTTTCAAATTCAGGCAAACGATAGTCAGAACACGGGCTATAAGACGCTGAAGCACATCGACAGAGATGAGTGGTATTCCAAGTATCGTGACGACGACTATGCCGCTGGCTCTGCAGGTCGTGGCGTACCAGAGTTTATCTTTGCGGGACACGGCAATGGCTACGGTGTCAGCCCATCCCCAGACAAGGCATATACTCTGAAGTTCAGATACTACATGAACTACGCAGATATTACTAATGCCACTGACGTAACCAGAATACCAGAGAGCTACGACACCGTCATCATCGATGGCGCAATTTATCATATGTATATGTTCAAGGACAACTTAGAGGCCGCACAGGGCGCATTCATCGCCTTCGAGCGCGGCATCAAAGACCTACAGACCCTGTACATTAACGACGATGTTTATATTCGAGATACGCGGATTAAGTATTAATGCCTGACAATATACAGTCATTTAAACTGATCTGTAGCGGCGGTCTAAATAGTAACGAAAACCACTTAGACCTGTCGGATAACAATCCCGGTGCCGCTACACGACTAGTTAACTATGAGCCGTCATTATTTGGCGGCTATCGGCGTATTGAGGGGTACGATGAGTATGACCCCGATTATGGTGAAGTAACCGTTGACGGTCAGTCCACTGCCACTGGCAAGGTTCTAGGGCTAGCAATCTTCAAGGATGACGTTAGCAACACCACAAAGATTATTGCCGCACGGGAAGACGCTACAGGCGGTAACTACAGCTTCTACTACTACACTGCCTACATTGGCTGGCGTAAGTTTACTCTAGACCACGGCGTTACTCGCCCAATGACGTTGAACAGCCGTACAGTCACTAAGCTGCGTCACGTTACTTTTAACTTTGGTACAGGTAATAAGATTGTATTTGTAGATGGGGTAAACCCAGCAATCGTATTCGACGGTGACCATTGGGAAGAACTAAAGTCTACAAACGCAGGTGGATATACCTCTGGAGCGGGTCACACTACTAATACTGGCGGTGGAGACCAATGCCTGAACGCCCCTGCCCTCGTAGACGTATTCAAGAATACTCTATTTCTAGCTGGCGATACGGCATTCGGCGCGGCAATAGCCCACTCTGCCCCCACAAGCACTGCAGACCCTGACGGCTTCTACGACTTCACTTCCGCAAGTGGCGCAGGTCAGATAGCCGCTGGCTTCGACGTAATACAGATTAAGCCATTCCGCGACGACTTGTTTGTCTTTGGTACAAACGGCATTAAGAAAATTACGCTAGACGCAGCCAATACATTTGTGACTGATCAGGTCACTGCAAACGTGGGCTGCGTAGCCAGAGACAGCGTATTGGAAATCGGCGGCGACTTGATGTTCTTGTCTCCTGATGGCTTCCGACCCGTTGCGGGTACTTCTCGTATTGGTGACGTTGAACTTGAGACTGTGAGTAAACCCATTCAGGCGACACTCGTAGACCTGATTGCCAATAGCGATATGGACACGCTCAACGGCGTAGTCATCCGCTCCAAGTCACAGATCAGATACTTCATTGGCGATAATACCCTAGCCGCAAGCGACAGCATTGGCATCATCGGCGGTCTGACTAATAGCTCAGGTGCAATCGCTTGGGAGTTCGGTGAGCTACTAGGCATTCGAGCCTCTTGCTGCACCAGTGGCTACATAGGCACCACAGAGTTTATCCTGCACGGCGACTATGACGGTAAAGTCTACCGCCAAGAGAATGGCACTTCGTTTAACGGGGGAGACATCGTATCAATTTATGCCACTCCGTATATCGACTTCGGAGAGACAGAACAGCGGAAGACACTGCGTAAGATCAATACATTTATTCGGGCTGAGGGTCCGTTTGAGATGCTTCTATCAATGACTTACGACTGGGGTGACGGCAACGTGTCTACACCCGCTACTTATTCACAAGCGTCCACGGGCGCACCTACCAAGTACGGTGGTAGGAACATCACATATAATGCAACAAACGTACTTTATGGCGGTTCATCAAAGCCAATTATGACCAGTGATATTCAGGGATCGTGCTTTGCTGCACAGGCTACTTACGTGACCGTAGGTCAGACAGAGCCTTTTTCTATTCAAGGAATGGTCTTCGAATTTACTATGGCAGGGAGAAGATAACAGATGGCAGGTTATACAAGGCAGTCCACTGCTAGTATCATTAACGGATCACCTATTACTGCACCACCGTTGAATGCAGAATTTAACCAGCTTCTAGCTGCCTTTAATGCTACTACAGGCCACTCACACGATGGCTCTACAGGCAACTCCCCTAAGATCAACCTAGCGACATCTGTCTCTGGTTATTTGCCAGCGGAAAATGGTGGTATTGGTGGTGCCAATAAGATGGATGCGACTACCGCACCTCTGGCGACCAACGACAATACAGAGGGTTATGCTCCGGGTTCATTGTGGGAGAACACCACCAATGGACGCATATACATCTGCGTGGGCAGCACCACTAACGCAGCCGTCTGGCGAGAGCTAGTACAAGTCATCACTGACAACGTAATCAAGCCCATTAGCACAGACACTGTGGACCTCGGCACCAACACGGAACGCTTCCAAGACCTGTTCTTGAGTGGGGGTATTGCGGCGGCTGGAAACGCTACTCTAGGTGGCACTCTAAACGTCACTGGTAATAGTACTCTTGGTGGCACTCTAGCAGTCACAGGCAACGTAACTGCCTCTGGTAATGCGACTGTAGCGGGTACTCTTGGGGTCACTGGCGACACCACCGTAGCCAATCTGTCTGCCACTGGTACGACTACTATTACGTCTATTGACCTGAACTCAGGTGCTATTGATAACACTACTATCGGTAATACGAATGCAGCCGCTGGTACGTTTACTACACTTACAGCCAATACAAGCCTGACTGCAGCCACAGCCGATATCAATGGCGGTAGCATAGACAATACCACAGTAGGTGCCTCTACACCTTCTAGCGGTGCGTTCACTACTCTGACTGCTACAGGCGCGACTACTCTGGCTACCGCCGATATTAACGGCGGCACTATAGATAATTCAGTAATTGGGGCCACTACTGCAGCCGCTGGTAGCTTCACCACTCTTACGGCTACAGGCTCCACTACACTCGCCACTGCAGACATTAATGGCGGTACAATTGATAACGCTACTATTGGGGCTACTACTCCTTCCTCTGGCGCATTCACCTCAGTGTCTGCCTCTGGTGGATTTACAGGCGACATCACTGGTGCCGTGACAGGCAACGTGACTGGCGATGTCACTGGTAATGTTACGGGAAATGTGACTGGTAACTTAACTGGTAACGTAACATCTAGCGGATCGTCTTCATTCAACAACGTCACTATCGACGGTACGTTGAACATGAATGCGGGTACGACTGCTACAATCACTAACCTTACTGATCCAACTAACGCACAAGACGCTGCCACTCGTAATTATGTGGATACGTCTATTGCTAACTTGGTTGATAGCAGCCCGTCTACACTAGACACGCTAAACGAGCTAGCGGCTGCGCTGGGCGACGATCCCAACTTCTCCACAACAATCACAAACAGCATTGCGACTAAGCTGCCCCTAGCTGGCGGCACAATGACTGGCGCAATCGCTATGGGTACTAACAAGATCACTGGTGCAGGTGATCCCACAGCGGCCCAAGACGTTTCGACGAAAAACTACACTGATAACCAAGACGCACTACAGCTATCGCTTACAGGCGGTACGATGTCTGGTGCCATTGCTATGGGCAGCAACAACATCACTGGCCTTGCTGCACCCACGGCTAATGACCATGCAACCACAAAATTGTACGTGGACAATATCCTTGGGTCAGCAACTGTAGCGGCGACTTCAGCCACTAACGCTGCAACTTCTGAGGCAAATGCTGCTACATCAGAAACCAATGCGGCTAACTCTGCCACAGCGGCTGCAAGTTCGGCTACTTCTGCAGCGGCCTCGCTTGATAGCTTTGATGATCGTTATCTAGGCGCAAAGGCTACAGCACCTACTGTAGACAATGACGGTGATGCGCTAATAGTTGGTGCGCTATATTTCGATACGACTACAGACACCATGAAGGTGTACGGCTCTTCTGGTTGGGTAAACGCAGGTTCATCAGTCAACGGTACATCAGACCGTCAGACTTACACAGCTACTGCAGGTCAGACAGTCTTTGCTGCTACTTATGATGCAGGTTATGTGGATGTCTACCTGAACGGCGTTAAACTACTAGCAGGAACTGACTTCACAGCCGTAAACGGTACAAGCATTGTATTAGCCTCTGGTGCTGCTAACAACGACATCGTGGACATTGTGGCTTATGGTACATTCGTCCTAGCCGATCACCTCACAGAAACGCAGTCTGATGCGAAGTATGTTGAGTTGGCGGGTGATACCATGACGGGTGACCTGAACATCACGGGTACTTTGACCAGCGATGGGCTGACTGTGGACACCGACACGCTGTACGTCGATAGCACGAATAATCGTGTTGGCATAGGAACTTTGACCCCAACTCAACGGGTACAAATTGGTGAGGTACAAGGGAAAACATTTGTTATTGACCAATCTATTTCAAACACAACGCGCCTTGCGAATGATTATAGTGCAGTCCTTGAAGCGGGTGGTGGTTATGACCTTAAACTTCGCTCGAATGGCAACGCCAGCTTTGGTTCCATTGTTTTTGAAACGGCTGGTATAACAGATCGAATGAAGATTGCCTCCAACGGCGACATTAGCTTCTACGAGGACACAGGCACCACGGCAAAGTTCTTCTGGGATGCGAGTGCTGAGAGTTTGGGCATTGGGACGAGTTCGCCTAGTCAAAAACTTTCAGTAGACAGTGGCAATATACAACTATCAAATAACTATCAGTTACGTTATGGCACAAACACTCAAATACAAGGCGCTGACACTTATTTAAATTTTGCCGTAAATAATGTTAACCCTGCAATCCGCATCGACTCATCGGGCAACGTAGGCATTGGGACGAGTACGCCTGCCACTAACTTAGAAGTCAGAAATGCCACTGCTCCTGCCACATTTAAATTGGTTCAGAGTGGTAACGGCACATTTACAGCAACTACCACAACCTTATCAACTACTTTAGATGCCACAGATGCAAATGCGTCTCTTTTGTTTTCAACAGGTAGCTCAGAACGTATGCGCATCGACAGCAGCGGTAACTTGCTGGTGGGTAAGACTTCGACAACATTTGGAACCGCTGGTACAAATATAGGCGGAACAAATGGGGCGCATATTACAAGAGATGGAGCTGTAAATTTAAGTCTAAATCGACTTGGAACAGATGGCGAAGTTTTAGGTTTTTATAATGATAGTTCAAAATCAGGTCTTCTAGGTGTTAGCAGTAACAATATTTACCTTGGCAGCGATGATACAGGCTTGTATTTTAACAATGGTACAAATGTTATACACACCTACAATGTTACTACAACAGCGGGTAGCTCTACCGATGGAACTATCGACTTAGGTCAGGATAACATCCGCTTCAAAGACCTATACCTCTCTGGCGGTGTCTACCTTGGCGGCACTGGGTCGGCTAATAAGCTGGATGACTATGAGGAGGGGACTTTCAATCCTGCTGATAACAACATAGGCAACTACACCAATGCTTATGGTAGATACACTAAAATAGGCAACGTGGTTCATTGCTTTGGCTATTTCACTGTCCCAAGCACGTCAAATGCAAATATTGCTGACATCTATCTTCCATTTACTTTCGGTTACTATGCTCAATCACATACAATCGGCACAGTTCTTACCACTGAGATCGGTAATTATTATCTAAAAACAAGCGGAAATAATATTATGGCTATCGTCGATCAAGATGAGTCGCAGCAAACACTGGCTGATTTTTCTAACCAAACAGTACGTTTTAACATCACATTCCATGTAGCATAACCCACTGCATAGCTTTGGGTCGGACAGTCCAACCATCACAGGAGATAAACGATGGCACTTACAGAAGAAACAGTACAAGACAAAATAGAGGTCGTAGGCGACTTTAAGCACGTTCAGGTGCGTACAGCCACGGTCATCAAGCGTGACGGTGTAGAGATCAGCCGATCATTCTCACGCCATGTCGTCGCACCAGATGCAGACATCACAGGTGAAACTGACGAAGTCCAAGCCATCTGCGCAGCCGTTCATACGCAAGCAGTAAAAGACGCATACGCAGCCCACATTGCGGCACAGGCTGCAGAATAATTACGGGGAAACTTAAATGTCAAAAGCACGGACACTAGCCGATTTTATTTCAGACGGTAGCGAGTTTGCTGACGGTACTATTTCAGTAGCGGAAGTGTCTGGTGCTGCCCCACTCGCAAGCCCTACGTTTACTGGTAACGTCGATCTAGGCGATAACGTACAAATTCGTCTAGGTGATGATAACGATCTGCGTATTTACCATGATGTCTCCACTGGTAACAGCTACATCTGGGAACAAGGTACTGGCGGCGAGTTATGGGTTTTAGGTACTGATATTCGTTTCGCCAATACGAATTTTAGTTCCAACTATGCACGATTTGTAGATGGCGGTGAAGTTGAACTGTTTCACGGTAATCAGATTAAACTCTCAACTGCCGCTGACGGGGTGGACATCACGGGTGACGTAGGTGCTACCACTGCCACTATCGCAGGTAAAACCACCACAGATGAACTAGACCTTAATGCACTAGCAGCCACCATATCCGACACAGCCGTAGACATCTTTGTGTACGACACCCGCAAGGACAGCGATGGCGGTGCATGGCGTAAGCGCACACAGCATACTAGCTGGTATAACGAAACCTTGAACACTGCCACCCGTGGTAGCCGTAAGGAGTTCCCTGCCGTTGCTGTGATTGTGGCTGAGAGTACACAAGTTACGATCTACGATGGTGATGATCCTGATCTGCCTATGTGGATGGTGTTTGATCTAGGTATTAATAAAGCTATTGGGTTTGGATCAGGTGGAACTAACACCACGACTTCTTGCCATATGCTAAACGGATTGATGTTTGTTGGCGTAGAAGACACGACAACCAGTAATCCTTACAGCGGCTATATTAATTTCATTACAGAACAAAACAGACAATATGGGTCAGGAACTTACGATGTTCTTAGAAGTATTGTTGATAGAAATTCGTCCACAATCTCTTTCCAGCTTTTGGCTTCATCGTATAATATTGTAGATCCCACAGTCAACGATGTAGCCATGACCGTGCTACCCAACGCCCCGATTGATGCAGCTACGGGCTTACCTGTGCCTACGATTGCAGTGGCGACTGATGGTGGTGTCAGTGTTATCAAGGATGATGGGACTGTTGTTGATATTACGGAAAGTTCAAACAGTACCAACTTAACTGCAAATGTAGAGTTTCTCGACAACGGAAAACTGGTATTTAGGACAGATGGCAACACTTCTTATAAATGGGTAGCACGCCTTGATCTTCCTTCAAGCGATAGAACTTACGCTTATTTAGATGAAGGTGATATGCCTTATGTTTGTTATACCGCTGGCGCTGACTCTTGGAGGCTACTACTGTCTCCTCCTTATATAGGAGATGCAAGTACAGACACCACTGCGTTTACTTCTTATAAAGACAACGTAGTCATAGGTACAATAAAGGGCTTTGGGCAAGGTACTACTGATCCTACTAAAAATGATACAGTAAACACAAACCTCGTAAATTACACCTCTAGTTCTTACAACACAGGTTGGATGAACGGCGACGTCAAGCTAGCCACCTTGTCCGACACGGATGATACTGACGTTACTGGCAGTGAGTTGGTGACGAATGGTACGTTTGATACTGATGTTAGCAGTTGGGTGGCAGGTGATGCAGGTTCAGGAGTTAGCTACGATAGCGGAACGCTGCTTCTGACTAACAATGATAATTCACCAGCATTTGTGGGGAGTGCGTATTTTACAACCGTTGTTGGAAAAACTTATGTCTTTTCATTTGATGTAACGGCCCGTTCTAATCCATCTAAACAAGCCCGTATTCTTGTTGTAGGGCAAACAGCGGGTATTGTTACTGATAGCGGTGCAATATATGACGTAGGTTCGTATTCCGTTACCTTCACGGCAAACGATACATCCACACAAGTTCTGTTTTCAAACGGCAATCAGACAGCCTCTACTGGCACCTTTAACTTCGATAATGTCTCAGTACGCCTAGCCGAAGAAGATCGCAGCGTGAACGGCAATGGCTTACAGGTGTTTGGCACTGTGACCAAGAACCCTGTGGCTACTGGTGCTGATCTGGTGGCGTATAGTGGGTTTAGTGCAAGTAACTACCTTGAGCAGCCAGTAAACTCAGATTTAACGGGTGCATACGACAGTTGCTTTATGGGTTGGATGAAAACATCTAGCACTTCTGGTTATCAGTATATTTTTGCTCTTGGCACATCTGGTGCAGATGTATTTGGGTTGGCGGTTCTGCCTACAACAGGATATCTATATGCATATGACGATGTTAATGGCCAAGACCCTAGTTCAACAAATGTTGCTGATGAGATTTGGCACCATGTTTGCCTCATTCATAAAAACGGCGTTAACAAACAACTTTACGTTGATGGTAAACTGATAAATACCTTCACTACTTCTTCCCACACGACTTCAAGTGATGCGAAATATAGGGTGGGACGATACTATACATTTAGCAATGAGTTCGAAGGGTCTCTTGCATTACAGAGGTTTAGTAAGACGATCCCATCCTCAGAGCAGATCAAGAAAATCTACGAGGACGAGAAGGTGCTATTCCAAGAGAATGCCCAAGCCACGCTATACGGCTCCTCTGATGCGGTAACAGCTTTGGCCTATGACGATAGCACAGAGTTACTTCATGTGGGTACAAGCGCAGGACGTTCAGTCTTCCAAGGGCTACGACGAGTAGACAATACAACAACCGCTGTCGGTGCAGCAATCAGTGCATCTAATGGCCTAGTGGCTGACGAATAGGAGATTACAGATGACGGTAAACGTATCTAAGCCAGCCATTAACGTAAGAGAAAAACTGGCAGAACTAGACAAGCCCACAGGCATAGCTGGTGAGGCAATGCTACGGGCTGAGACACCACAGGAACAGTTTAACCTGATTGGTGCAGGGCGTAGGAATTTGATTATCAATGGTGATTTTCAGGTAAGTCAGCGAGGGGATTATTCCTCGGCTACTAACTATGTTAATGCTACCTATTACCTTGATAGGTGGAAGTCAGGCGCATCTGGTGGTTGGACAAGTCAGCATAAATTAAACCAAACTTTACCAAACGGTAGTTTAACAAACACATACCGCATTACTTCTACGGGCGGAAATTATGCCGCTATTGATCAATACATAGAAGACTATTCTATTTTCTCAGATCAATTAGTCACTTTTAGCTTTTGGGCTAAGACTAATTTCTCTGGATGTAGTGCAAACTTCTACACGATTGCCACACAATTTGATGTATTGAGTGATATAGTGGCGGATGAGCAATGGCATTACTATACGGTCACTAAAAAAGTGCCTTCTGGCGGCACAGCATTTCGGGTAGAAGTATGGACGGGTGTAGGTACTTCTAGCGGTGATTATCTAGAAATAGCCCAAGTCCAACTAGAACTAGGCAAAGTCGCCACCCCCTTCGAGCATCGGTCTTACGGGGAAGAACTGGCGTTGTGTCAGAGGTATTATCAGACGGTAAACACGATATATCATAGCGCCTATAATGCTACGGATGAGTATTCTGGATCGTTTACTTTATTCCCTGTTACCATGAGGGCAACCCCGACTACTAGTTCTAGTGGCAGTCTGAGTACTTCCAATATGTATAACTTTTCGTTAGCTAACGCCAGAACAAGTGGCTTTAACCACTTTGCACAAGTTCAGTCTACTGGCAGGGGTTATTACTACCATAACGACAGCTATGTTGCTAAATTTGATGCGGAGTTATAATCATGTTTAACATCAACACATCAGAACTGGGCGAAAGCAACATCTATTGCCAAACCCACAACCACTACATCCCCCTAGACCCTGCAAACCGCCACTATCAGGAAGTGCTAGACGCAATCATTGCAGAAGGTGCAGACTGTTTTGACGGTGATATTCCCGCAGACCTACAAGCAGCGGCATACGAAAAGCAGTTCAACCAACAGCTTGCAGCCTACCGTGTAGCCACTGCCCGACTAGCGCAGTATGTGGTTGCAGATGGTCGTGCAGAAGTACGGGAGATGCAGCCCACAGGTGAACAGGTCTTCAACGAAGAAACAATGGAGATGGAAGATGTGATGCATGAAGTTATCACAGTCACAGCCATTGAACCTGTTGAGGCTACAGTCACACGCTTGGTCTATCCTGATGATCCTATGAGTGACTCAGAGCCTACAGAGGAAACCATTGAGAACCCGTTGATTACGACTGATGTGGCTGAACGTACAGCGGCACAGGCGGTAGTCGATGCAACACCACAACCAGTTAAGGATGCAGCATAATGGCGATTACATATACTTGGACTATACCTACACTAGAACGTAACACTGCTGATGGTGGTGTTACAGTAGCGCATTGGAGATGCACAGGCGTTGATGCCGATGGCAACTCAGCAAGCTCATATGGCACTTGTGGCTTAACCTACGATGCCTCTGCGTCCGACTTTACACCCTATGCCGATATTACTGAGGCTCAAGCTCAAGGCTGGGTGTGGGGTCATGTATCCCAAGAGGATACCGAAGCTGCTATTGCTTCTAAGATTGATGCGATAGCTAATCCTACCACTGCTGCGGGAGTACCGTGGTAGTTTAACCTAAACAAGGAGAATCAAAATGGTAGAGAAAAAAACACAAACCATTATGATTAATGAAAAAGAATACACCGAAGATCAACTTACAGATCAACAAAAAGTTATGATTAATCATGTAACTGATTTGGATCGTAAGATTCGTTCTGCACAATTTAACTTAGATCAGTTAAACGTAGGACGTGAAGCATTTGTAAATATGCTTACTAACTCCGTAGAGTCAGAGGAAGAATAGTTCATGAATGACGATAGCTGGCACCTTAGTAAGTCTGTACCTGTAACTTTAATCTTTGGATTACTTGTTCAAGGTGCTGCTATCGTATGGACAGTAAGTATGATGATGTCTGATATAGAAGAAAACTCAGAAGAGATCATCGCATTAGAACAACGTATGGGCAGGTTAGAGGATGCTGTACATAGTCAAGCAGTATCACTTGCCCGTATTGACGAAAATATAAAAGCAATAAGATCATCAGTAGAAAAGATGGCTAATAATGAATAATAAGGTTTGCCATAATGATCGAAGTGTTAGCTTTAGCAGGTACAGTTACTAAAATAGCTGGGTCAATTAGTGCAGCTGTAAAGGCTGGACGTGATATATCTGACTTAATGCCGCACTTTGGAAAGCTGGCTAAGTTAGAAGCTGACATTAGTTTAGCAGAGCAAGGTAGACATAAAGGTCCACTGGGTAGACTAACTTCATCTGAAGAAGAAGGCTTTGCCATAGCACAAGCTAAGATGAAACATAAAGAAGCACAGAACGAATTACGTGAAGTGTGCAGACTCTATGGACCACCAGGAATGTGGGACTTAGTAGTAAAAGAGCAAGCTGCAGCTAGGGTGAGACAAAAAGAAGCAATAGAACAACAAGCTAAACAACGAGATCGTTTATTTTGGGGTTTATCTGTAACTCTAGGTGTGGTAATATTTGTAATAGGTTTTGCAGCAATGGTCTTAGGTCTAAATGAAGTGGTAAATGGATAAGATGGAATTTGCAGGGTTTACTCCCCAACAAAAATATACTCTATTAAAGAGTATGGATTACAAAGGTTCTGCTCAATCCGATGAGATGGATGCATTTCTTGCTTCGTCTCCTAGAGCAGCATCTATGATGGGTGAATATACTAAAATTGCACAACAACGTGTGTCGGGTAAACCTCTATCTGGCATTGGTATGCAAGAGGGTGGCACAGTAATAAACCCTAGAAATAATATTACTGGCGGTACTAATCCTGACATAGAGGAAGAGTTAGATAATCCACCTGTTACCAATGATCCTGTCCCTGAAGATCTAGAGGCAGCAGATATTACAGGTGGCTATGACCCTACTATAGTCTCAGATGTTATACCTAAGGTAGAAGGTGAAGCTACTACTAAACCTGTCAGTCTAACTGACATAGTAGATTTTAATACTACTACAGATGTATCTAGTGGAATTACTACAACTCCTGCAGATTCAAATACTGATCAGTTATTTGAAACAACGGGTACAAGCCTTTTAAATACTGAAGCTAATTTATCTGAAGACCCCCTAAGTATAGATATGAGTAACCCTAGTGACTCTAATGTTACAGCATACTTACAAACAATTAATAAAGACTACCCAACGCCAGAGGATAGATACAACTGGGCGCAAGGAAGAATAGCTTCAAGGGATGTTAAAACTCCTGTAGAAGCTCAGACTCTTGCTTATATTATAGGTACTAGTCCTAGTTATACATCTACAACTGGCACTGGTATGGACTGGGCTAAGTTTTCTGAAGATATTCTTAATCATGTTGTAAATTTACCTGGATTTACAGAGTATGATCCTTTATATGATTTAAATAAAGATGGAGAGATTACTCTTTCAGATGCTACTAGTTCATTAAAATATGCAGTAGATCTTCAAGCTCCTCCAGAAGATTGGCAAGTTCCTTCAGGGTATCTTAAAAACTCTACATCAGCAGCAAGTAACTCAGGCAATAACTCAACAACAAGTGGTATAAATACAATGGCAGCACAGACAAGCGGATACAAAGGAGTGGGTTCATCAACCACAGCAGCTGGTGGAACCCCTTTAAATGAACTTCAAAACTCATTAGCAACTAAAAGACAAGAGCTTGCTGCAATGTCTGCAGAGGATATAACTGGGGAAACTGGTCAAGCCTTAGCAGCAGAGATTCAAACCCTTGAAGATCGTATTGCAATAGCTCAACAAAACATTGCAGAGGGTGCACCTTCTGGTGCTGAGGTGGTAACTGCTGGCATGGCTGACCCTATGAGGCTTGTAACAACCCCTGATGTCGCCACAATTACTACAGACCCTAATCAGTTTATAGCTGCAGGTACTGGTAAAGTTACTGATACTACTGCTGCTGATACTACCACTGTTACTGATACCTCTCAAGCTGGTGCAGTTACAACTCCTGATGCTGCTACTTATACTGCTGATAAAGTATCGGATGATGTCACTGCTGAGACTGCCAAACTTTCTGCAGCTCAATTAGATAATCTTACTAAAACTATATCTGCACAAGATTATACTTTAGAAGAGTTAAACTTCTTAGGATTTGATGCAGCTCAGATTGATCAGTATCAAAAAGTAAAAGATATTACTGATATACCTGATCTTACCGAAGAGCAAAAACTTAAAGCTGCAGTTTTAGCTGATGTAGAGCTTCCTATAGCTGTAGCTAAAACTTTAACTTTTGATCCAATTAAATATAAAGCCGATGCAGCTAAGTTTACTGGTGATACCCCTAAAGCAACTGCAGCAACTGACTATGACTTAGGAACTATATCTGGTGTAACTGCAGAAGTAAAAGCTGCAGAGCTTGTTACTGCTGCTGGTGGAGATGCAAAGGCTGCTCAAGCTACCGCACAACAATCACTTAAAAAGATTCAAGCTGACTTTGCTACTGGTAAAGTTACTGCAGATCAACTTGCTGCTGCTCAAACACAATACGACAATATTATTACTTCTATTGTCAGTGGTTCTGTAACTGGTGATATGATTGTTAAGGCTGCTGGTGTAGGTCTTTCAGCAGAACAATCAGCAGATATTATTTCTAAATATAATTCTAGTATTGATGCAGTAAAAGGTAAAGTATCCGATGGAGAAACTATTACTGCCCAAGATACCTACAACCTAGACCCCACTAAAGTAGCTGAGATTACTAAAACTAAAGTTGTCGATCCTGCTACGACTACGGACTTTCCTCAAGGTTCAGCTGCTACCACTGAGTATGACTCAACTGTGTCAGGAGCTAGAGGTGAAGTAGGCTCTAATGAACTAGTAGCTGCAGAAGGTATTGGTATTAATAAAGAGCTAGTTGCACAGTCTGTCTATGGTGTAGCTAAGACTATGGAGCAAGTTAATGAGTCAGCAATAATGAAAGCTGCCACTGCTACTTTCTCCCAGTCTGCTCTTGCTGAAGCATCTGTAGGTGTACCAGAGGCTATGTCCACTGTTCAGGGACAGCTGTCCAGCTTAATGAATCAATTCAAAGATGGCACTCCAGCATGGGCTGCAGGTGCTATGAGAGCTGCTACAGCATTAATGAACTCTCGTGGACTTGGTGGTAGCTCAATGGCAGGTGCTGCTATTACACAAGCTGCATTAGAATCTGCTCTGCCTATTGCAGTTCAAGATGCTACCTTCTATCAAGAAATGCAGATGACTAACTTGTCGAATAGACAAGCAGTTAGCCTTGCTAATGCAGCTGCTGTACAAGGTATTGAGTTACAAAACCTTGATAATATGCAAGCAGCAGCTCTTAAAAATAGTACTCAAGCTTTTGAACTTCAATCTCAAAACTTAAGTAACTTGCAGGAAACTGTACTTGCTAACTTAAATGTTAAAGCATCTATTCAAAACAAGTCTTTAGATATTAATACTCAAGCTGCTGTAGCTAATGCTGCTAGATTTGCTGAGTTAAATAATATTAACTTGAGCAATGAACAACAAGCATTGTTGCAGGAATCTTCTGAGAATCTTCAAATAGAACTATCTGAGTTGTCTAACGAACAACAGATGGCCCTCTCTATGTTGCAAACTAAAGCAGCATTAATGGGTCAGAACTTGTCGAATGAACAACAGTCTGCAATGCTTGCATCTACTCAAGCATTTGAAGCTGCTAATTTTAATGCTAATGCTCAACAACAAGCCTTTATGCAAGATGCCTCAGCTCAAGCTGCTCTTGAAGGACGTGCTCTTGACATACGTCAACAGACTTCCCTGTTTAATGCAGCTCGTATTGCTACAGTCAACGACATGAACTTGACTAACGAACAACAAGTATTGTTAGCTGAATCTGCAGAAAACTTGCAAATTGAATTACAAGATTTATCTAATCGCCAACAAACCTCTCTTGCTAACGCACAGTTACGTGCAGCTCTTCAAGGTAAAACGCTTGATAATCAACAACAAGCTGCAATCCTAAATGCAGAACAGTATGCAGAGATGGAGAAGATTAATCTTAGTAATAAACAACAAGCGTTTATTCAAGATGCTGTAGCTAAGGCTTCTTTAGAAGGTAGGGCATTAGATAATCGTCAACAAGCGGCACTCTTTAATGCTGCTCGTGCAGCTGATGTTGCTGATATGACTTTAAACAATGAGCAACAAGCTCTCATCTTACAGTCTAACCAAGAGTTTGATCAAGATATTACTAACTTGTCGAATAGACAGCAAACATCCTTGGCTAATGCGCAACTTCGTGCAGCTTTGCAAGGTAAAGTTCTTGACAATCAACAACAAGAAGCTATAATTAATGCAGAGCGTTATGCTGAAGTAAATAATATTACTGTTACTAATAAACAACAAGCCATTATTCAAGAGTATGTATCACGTACTACTATGGAGGGTAAGACCCTTGATAATGAGCAACAAGCTCGTATCTTTAATGTATCTAATCAGATACAAGAACGTGGTATTGAACTAAGTAATCAACAACAAGTTAATCTATTTAACTCTACAAATAACTTAGAAGTTGATATGGCTAACCTGTCTAATAAACAACAGACAGAACTAGCTAATGCTCAAATTGAAGCAGCACTTCGTGGTCAAGAATTATCTAACAAACAACAAGCTAACGTTATTAATGCTGCACGTATTAGTGAAATTGCTAATATCAATTTCAATGCAGAGCAACAAAGAGAGATTGAAAATGCTAGACTTGCAAGTAGTGTTGACCTTGCTAACTTGGATAGTAAAAGCGCTAAGATGCTTGCTGAGATGGCGCAGCTTGCCTCTATGGATATGGCAGCTCTTAATAATCGTCAGCAAGCTGAAGTTCAAAACGCACAGAACTTCTTACAAATGGACTTATCTAACTTAGATAACGAACAACAAACAGCTATCTTTAAATCTCAACAAAACATTGCTGCATTGTTTAATGATCAAGCTGCTGAGAATGCTAGATTACAATTTAACGCTGCCTCTGAAAACCAGATCAATCAATTCTTTGCAGATCTTCAAGTTAATGTAAATAAATTTAATGCAGATCAAGCTAACGCTATCAAGCAGTTCAATGCTGGGGAGACCAACACTGTATCTAAATTTAACGCTCAACTGGAGTCTGTTCGTGACCAGTTTAATGCTAGTAATGCATTGGTTATTGAACAAGCTAATACCAAGTGGCGTCAAGATATTGCTACAATGGATACAGCTGCACAGAATGAAGCTAATATGATGGCTGCTAAAATGGCTGCAGATATTACCTCAGCTGTGATGGATCAAATCTGGCAACGTGAACGAGATCTTATGTCGTTTGCATTTACTGCAATGGAAAGTATGGCAGATAGGAACCTTGATATACTACTTGCAGATAAAGATCTGGAGTCTATAAGAGATCAGATTGATGCATCTGATGAAGCTTCAAGAACCTATCTCATAACTAAACTATTACTGGGTTAAGGAATAATAAATGTCTTATCGTCAATTTCATATGCAAGCTATCAACCAAGCAGATCGTATTCTCTCTGGTGAATTTAAACAAGAGAGGGAAGTTAAGTCTGCGGCTAGAGAACAACGTGGTGTAATGCGTAAGCAAAAGATAGCTAGTGCTGCTGAAGATACTACAGAAGAACTTGACAGTGTAGCTAAGTCTCAAAACTCTGTTCTTAAATACCTATTACCTATTCGTGAAGATAATATGAAACTAGAAGAGGGTGTAAAAGTAGCTTCAACTGGTAATGAAGAGCTTATAGATATGGCAGAGTCAGCTTCTGTTCAAATATCTGCAGATGCTGAAGATGTAGGTATGCGATTAGTTGGAGACTTAGAAGAAGCTTTAGGTATAAGCCAAGTTCAAGCAGCAGCTATCGTAGGTAATCTTGCTCATGAAACATCTGACTTTAAATTTATGCAGGAACTTAAACCTGTCGTAAAAGGATCTCGTGGTGGTTATGGATTTGCTCAATGGACTGGAACTAGACGAAAAGAGTTTGAGTCTTGGGCTTCAGAAAATGAATTAGATTTAAACTCATACGAAGCTAACTTCGGATTCTTGATGCATGAGATACAAAACACACGAGAGGGTAGATTCCTAGAAAAATTAGAAGCTACTGATAATATAGAAGATGCTACAAGAGTTGTTTCGGAGGGATACCTAAGGCCTGGAAAACCTATGATGTCTTCTAGAATTAAATACTCTAAAAAATATTTTAGCGAAGATCAATCAAATGGGTTAATGTCGAGGTAACAAATGTCAAAGAAATTTATGAGGCCTATTCCTGGGCAATCACTAACATCAAATCCTGGTAATGCTCCTTACGAAAAGCCTCCAGAAATTAACGATATAGAAGAAGCTATTGAAATGCATCTTGATAGGCTTGCTGATCAAGAGACTATGGAAGAGGCTTTGTTCTTTCTAGAAATGGGTGTAGACCTCCAGACATTAGTAGAGGGTATACTTCGAAGTGCTGTTATGGCAGGTAAACACAGCATTGATATTAGTATTCTAGCTGGTCCTGTACTGCATGAGTTTATTCGTGGCACAGCTGTGGCCTCTGGTATAGACTTTGAAGAAGGTATAGAAGATAAAGAAGGTAAGAAGATTCAAACCTATGCACGTAATAAAATGCGTAGTGCTCGTATGCTATCTAAGATGGGTTACGATGAGCCTGTAGAAATGCAAAAAGAATCTCCGACAATGGAAGAACCTGTGGCTGAAGAGCCTTCAGTTATGCCTGAGGAAGAGCCAGCAGGACTTATGTCAAGGAGGGTTATGTAATGGCTTTAGGATTAAAACGTGGTGGTTGGCAAGGGGTTGCTGAAGCTTTTAAAGATTGGGAACGTGAAGAGTTGGAAGAAAGACGTTTTGAACGTCAGCTCTTAGAACAAAGACGTAACACTCTTGTACCTTACCTTACTAAGGCTCACCAAGCTAATCTAAAAAATCAATCAGAAGCTAGAGGAGTCTTAAGTTTTTTTAATAACAGACTTACTGATAGTTCTGAGGCAGAGAAGAAAGCCTTTATGAATATCATAAGGGATAATCCTGAAATGGGTAAGAGTATTTATTCTGCCGTATTAAAGAATGAAGATAAGTATCCAGGATTAGAGTTAAAAGGTTCTAAACTAGTACAGTTTTCTAATATTATTGAACAGACTAAACCTGATGATATGTCTATAGAGGATTGGACAGAGGAAGCTGCCTCTCGTGTCTATGAATCTAATGCTAACACTATAAGTGAGATGTTAGAATCCGTATTAGGTGCTGAAGATTTAGACACCATGCCTACATTAGTGGATGTCTTAGAAGCTACAGCAACTGATCCTGGAATCCCTGGAGGTTTGCCTGATATACGCAGTCCAGTGGGTATGCGTCCAGAGGAAGAAAAGAAATATATGGATGCAGTGTATCGTAATGTAGAAGCTGAGCTTAATAGGAAGATTGCAAATCTTAGTCAACAGATTACTGAGAGAAAGGGTCTAGATAACGAAGCTTTGTCGGTTGAGCTTACTAGACTTCAAACATTGAAGTCAGAAGCTGATGATAATCCATACAATGTATTATTTGAGTTCCCTGATTTAACTCAGTCAATCTTAAGTAATATCCAAGCTAATGATCCCTATATTGAAAGTTCAAACTTGTTTAGAACCTTTATGCAACCTATTGGAAATATGTAATGACAGAATTAGAATTACAGATCAGACGTGCATATTCAATAGGGGATATGCAAACTGTCCGTAAGCTTCAAAATCAAATGAAGACAGGTGCAATAAATAGTGCTGAAGCTTCTAAAGTTTTTACTATGCCTGATTCAGAGGATATGGAACAGGTAGAAAAAACTGTACCTAGATTTAATAAAGATATTACCTATACTCCAACTACAGTCTTAGCTGATGAAGACGCTATGAACATTATGAGAAAGTATATGTACTCTTTCGAAGGTGTTACCCCTGATGTAGAAGATGAAGAGTTAGTAGATATGTACCTATCTAAGATGCGCAAGTTTGCATCAGGTCAATCTGTAGTTACTGTCAATGAAGCCTTACAACTTCAAAAAGCAGAAGATGATAAACTTGCTCAAGCTGGGCAAGCATATGATTTATACGACAGGTTTGAAGGTATCTTTTCGGATGACTTTACTTGGGGTGAAACCTTTGATGGGTTAGGTACTTATGCAAGATCTATTATTGTAGACCCTACTAACTTAGTTGGATTGGGTATAGGTGGACTGGTATCTAAGGTAGGTAGTAGGGGTGGTAGTATCGCACTTAAACAGATAGCTAAAAAAGCTTCTGAGAATGCTATTAAAAAAGCTACAGCAAAAGGTGCTACAGCAGAGGCTGCTCAACTGGCAGGTAAACAAGCAGCCCAAAAAGCTACAGAAAAAGCTGCACGTAGCTCTGCTATATCCACTAGCTTAAAGACTCAAGCAGCAAAGCAAGCGGCAGCTGCTACTGCTGTTGATACCACATTAGCTCTTGGTGTAGATTATGCATATCAGTATGGCATGTTGCAAACAGGGAAGCAAGAAGAATACTCTGCATTTCAAGGAGGTCTTACAGCACTTGGATCATTAGGTGCTGGTATGCTTAGTCTTGGACTTGATGTAGCCAGTGCTACACGTAGAGCTGTAGCAGGTGCTGAAAAGACTGCAACAGAAGCCTTGTATGGTGTAGACGTAGCTAAGAAAGTTGCTGAGAGATCAGCTATGGAACTTAATGCAGATCAGTTTGTATCTGACATGAAGAGTTTCTTTGACTCATTTGAGGGAGGTAACTTTCCTGGATTTGCAGAACGTGTAGCTGAAGGTGCAGCTATATCTTCTAAAGGTGAACTTCCTAGAACACCTAGCGATACCCTGTTCTTTAAATACTTTTTACTAGGTAATGATGACTTAGGGGTGAAAGGTTTAGCTCAATCACTCTATGACTCTGGTGTTCGTATACAAGGCCCAAGATATAAAGGTGATAATGTTACTAGTTTTATGTCTGATGTCCTGTCACAATTACCAGAAGAAGCTAAGAATGATTTTGTAGATGCATTTCGTAAAGGTGTTGGAGGTAAGATACCTGACTATAAAAACTACAGCGTAGAAGATATTGCTAACTTGCTTTCAGAAAAGACAAGTGATGGCGCTAAAGTACTTAATATTCAATCTCAGATTTCACGTATGTTTAAGTCTGAAGGTATTGACCCTAATACAGGTACTATTGATAGTGCTTTAAGCAAGATGTACACTGAGATACCACCCAGACTTATTACAGGTGCCAAGTCTCGTAACCTATCTTATTATCAAAACCTCTTAGTTCAAACTATTGTAGCTAATCCAGGAACTACAGCTCTTAACATTAAGGGTGGTTTAATACGAGGTGCAGTGGACTCTACTGCAGATGTAGTTAAAGGTGCTTTGTACACAACAGCTGGAATGACTGGTGTATTGACTGGTGATTGGAAAACTTTAAACAAGGGTGTTCAATTAATAAGAATGCAAGGTAAACGTGCTGTTAATCTTGTTACACCTGACGCTACAAAAGAACAAGCTATGTCGTACATTGCTATGAGACCTGAAGTTGAGGATACTTTATTTAGGTACTTGAGTGGTGGTGTTGATAACAAAACTTTAGCTGATCAATTTAATATTGATATTAGTAAGAGACCTGATGTTATGTTAGCAGAAGGTTATAAAAACTTTGCTCAAAAGATGTATCTTGTACAAGCTCAAGATAGATTTTTCAAGACTCAAAACTTTATGTATTACATAGATAAGGGTATCAGAGAAGAGTATGGTCAAACGTATCAGGAGTTCTTAAACAGAGCTGACATAGCTGCTGAGATGGCTACTGAAAAGTACGCAGCCTTAGAATTAAAAGCTGTAGACGACACTAATAAAAGTGTGTTTGCTAAATCTTTTTCTAGCCGTGCCACACTTCAAAAGAATCCAGTAGAGTTTATTGCTACTACGATTGAAGAGATTCGTAAGGTTCCTTTACTAGGTGCCGCTGCTCCTTTTGGTCAGTTCTTTAATAACACTATTGATTTTATGGCTGACTACTCTGGTGCTAAACTAGCCTATCGTTTAGCTGGTGCTGGTGAGGGACGTAATATTGATAGTCTTACTGAAGCTGGATCAAGAGCTGCTGTAGGTTGGACAGGCGCTTGGTATCTCTCTGACAGTGAGAAGGAGTACATCAAGGAAGGTCTTTCTTGGGATCAAGTAAGGGATGAAGACGGTCAAATAATTACAAAAGAATATGATTACCCAGAGTCATTATTTAAAATGGCTGGTCGTATGATTGCTCATGTAAGACTTGGTAATGATATACCTGAAGATCTTTGGAAACAAGCGACTGATACATTTGGTGTTAAAGCCTTTGCACGTAATTTAGAAACAGGTGTTCAAGATGTAACAGATCTTGGTGCAAGTTTAAGAGATGCATTTGTTGGTATGGATAAACTTCAGTTTGAAGATTTTGTAAAGGGTCTTTCAACTGTTGCAGCACCTTGGGTAAGTGGATACACTAGGCCCATAGACCCTATCAACCAAGTTGTTGGTGCATTAAGTCCTGATGGACAAGTGATTATGGATCGGAAGCAAGGTATAGAAGGGGTTAATAATTCTCTTCGTTACATTGACCAGATCTTTTTAGCTATTACAGATTCTATTGAGGGAGAAGGCGCTGGTTTAGAGATGTTAGGTACAGAAGAAAAAGCTTCTGCTACTGCAGAGAACATACAAACCATAGGTAAGGTACTAGGTTATAGGACTGTGCCTGAGCAGACCTATACACAAAAAATGTTTAATAGTATTGAGAAACCTGACTGGAATACAGGTATTTACACAGAGATTCCAGAGGCTAACAATAGAGTTAATGAGATTATTAAGCCTATCTTGGAGAATCGTGCTTATAGACTTATGGTTTCATCTAGGTATGATGATCTTAATATACGGCAAAAGCAAAAAGCTGTTAGTATTGTGCTATCGGAAGCACGTAAATCTGCTATGGAAGTTATGGAGTTATCTTTAATTGTAGAGGATCAACAACTTTCTAAACTATTTAAGTTGTATCGAGATCACTCTACTAAAAAGATTGATGAAGGTTTAGAAAGACTAGGCTTAAGTGATATACCTTATCAAGACTTAAACCTAGCACAATTAGACAATCTAACTAAAGTTGTAAAAAATATGGACAAAGAAGTAACAGACGTATTTGGTCTATCTCTCGGTGACTAGTCGTCATCTTCTAGCATGTAATCTGCCCAGTCGTATGCCTCCCGTTTTACCTCAGACATACGTCCAGCCCCTCGACCACTCGCAAGTATTCCAGCTAAGGCTTGTCCTGCTAGATACCTACGAGAGGTGAGGGGTTTTATTTTAGGTAAGGGCTTCTTCTTCTTTTGCCTATACTCTTTTGCTTCAAGCTCTAAGTTTGTTTTTACGTTCATATTCCTGAACTCTTTTCAAGTTTTCAAAGTAGGCTTTAGTAAAGCCATACTCCCAGTCACGATTGTTACGTGATCCTCTATCATAAGGATTACTTAACTTACCCTTATAAAAATCTTTTTTGCCTTGATCGAATGGCCTCATTTATGTACCTCTTTCATAGCCTCTCGCATTTTTTGAAGATACCAATCAGCTTTGTTAATATCTTCAACAGGGTTACTTTTATATCTATGTCTATGTTGGTACTTAATTAAGTTACCGTGACAATAAGCAATGAACCCCTCTAAACCTAAGACCTGTTTTATATAGTCGATACATTCAACCTCTCCTGTATTATAATGAAAGGGTTTTTCTACTGGATCGTACTCTGACATACATCTACCTCATGACTAGCATTATCCATAACATACGACAGGGGCAGTATAGTTGTCAAGTCCCCTCTTCCAGGCCGTGTATGTAACCCAAAGTCACCCCTAAAGTATTCCTTACACCGTTTACGTAAATCTTCTATAATATTTTCTGGCTTAATTAAGTAAAACTTTTTCTCAGCTCGTACTGCAATAAGCCTATCAATACCATTGGGTACACCCCAACCCTCTTGGGGTTTCCATTCAGGTGGACGTTTAACAGTTAGTAACTCCCACCAAATAGTATAGTTGATTGGACCTTTACGGTACTTACGTTTAGCTGCTTTAACATCTACTTTACCAAACTCCTTATCTAAAACATCCCAATGTTCATTAATGTTTTCATCACGGTTTGCTTCCCGTATAAAATTATCTCCCCGAAGAGAGATAAATTCTAGCTCTGCTTTTGTACCTTCGCTGTACGATGCTGCATTCTTTTTCATGAAGTAATATCCACCATTTCACAAACCTCACCAGTACAAGCAAATGTCTGACTCGATTTAGTTGTATCTTCCTTTTCATACTCTGAAAGCTTACTCCAGTCAATAGCTTTTGGCATAGATTTTAATAAATCTTCATATTCATCATTACCAACTTCTTGATAAGGAGCTTGCTGATAGGTATGTTCGTTATATGGTAAGAAGGATACACCTGACATCTCGTCAAAGTATTTATAAACAAAAGCACCTACTTCAAACCACTCATCTTTTTTAACATTAATAGTAACTGATGGTTTATGTTCACACCAATGTCGTTGATATGCAAGCCAAGTCTCCAGCTGTTCAATAGCTGATAGGTCAGCGGTAACTACTGCATTGTCTGGTGACTTAACAGGAAAACTAAATACTGTAGTAGTATCACCCTTCATTACACAAGGTTCACTAGGTACTCCTTGATCTTTCATAAACTCTGTCAACGGATCTTTATTATCACCACGCACAGTACGGATATAATAGGGACTATGGCGAGCATGTATGCCACTGGCACTATCCACCAATTGCGATACCGTGCCCGAAGGCTTGACGCATGTAATTGCAGCAGCAACAGGTATACCAAGACGGTCAGCCCATTCAGCATTAGTAGAAACACAAATCCCACGAAGATGTTCAAGAGTCTTCTCCAAGCCTTTGTTCTTAATAGTCATCAAGGAGTTGTCCATTATCCCTGTAAGTGACACACCCAACAGACGCTCTTCTTCTGTGTTCTTGTTCCACACCTTACGCAAGTATGGAAACTTGGTGTAGGTGGATTGTATGGTTCCCAGAATCGTAGCCAGTTTAACTTTACGTTCCATATCTTCGATAGTATCTGTCGCACGTACCACAACCTCAGTGAGATTGCAAAACTGATTCGGTCTAAGTATGATCTCACTACACGGATTAGTCCCGAACTCATAGTTAGGATCACGCCGACCATTCTTTTCAGCTTGCTTCTTACTTGATTGACGGTTAAATACACCACGTTCTCCACTTCCTGACTCTACCAATGCCATCCATTCACGCATAAAAGACACAGCATCTGGCTTTTCTGTGTAGCTCACAGAGTTATTAGCTAAGGCACGTTGTGGATCATTCTCCCACCATGCACCTGACTTAGCATGACGCATACGATCATCACTGAGGTTACTCAAAGAGATCATAGCTGACCTACGTACACCACCTACTACAACTACCTCGCCAATCTTACACATGATGTCATGACACTCAATGCTAGATAGCTTACGTCCCTGTGCATCTTTAAAGACCCTAATTACAAAGTTAAATAGATCTACTAATGGACCTGGACCAGAAGCTCTACCACCAAAAGTCTTAAGCTTTGCACCTGCAGGACGTACTAAACCAATATCCCATTGAGGGATTTCACCAGCCCAAAGGAGAGCAAGAACTTGACGAAGAGCTTTAGCCCAACCTTCCTTACTATCTTTGACAACGATTGTAGTCTCACTGTCGAACAACTCAGGAACTTCAGGAAGCTTACTGATGAACTGTCGCTCAACACTGAAGCCAACACCAGTACCACAGAGCAGGATAAACATAGCCTCATCGAAGGACTTAGGGTCATCTACGGGTAGGTAGCTACAATTATACATACAAGTATTATCACGATTAGCAGCTGGACCTGCAGTCATCATAGCTCGCATAGAAGGCATAACCTCTAGTCCAAGGATAGCTTGTTCAATGTCGTGTGCTACATTGAAATTATCTTCACTGATACCACTATTAACTGCAGGCTCAACCACATTATCCATGTAGCGATTTACTGTTTCATCCCAAGACTCTCTTCGCCCTTCGTCTTCAAGCCATCGTGCATACCGTGAAGTATGGATAAAGGATTGATAGTCTGTTGGTAGGTAGTTGCTCATCTATTATCTCCGCTTCCCTTTAGTACACCACGTTGCTCTCTGTCGTCTAATTTTGCCATATTCATCTCCATAATCTTTTTAAGATTACCATTGAAAATGTTAGCTAAAGCTACTGTATAAAATAAAACATCCCCTAATTCTTTTAGGACTTCATCATCGCTAAACTTATTCTTATCACGAAATAGTTTTTTAATTTTTTCTGATACCTCTCCTGACTCCCCCACAAGACCTAAGGTATTTTCTATAAGTCTGTCACGACCCTTAGTAAATATCTTGTCTTCTACAAATTGACTGTAGAATCTGACTGGATCTTCGCCATAGTCAGGGCTATTCTGGAACATCTCAAAGTAACCAAAAGCTTTTAAGTCAGTTTCATTTATCATTCATCTCTACCTCACAGTTTAAAACTTTAACATCGTCTATGTCATAGATGATATCCTTTATCATTTCTTGTATGACACGACAGTTTTCCATATCATCAACCTCTAAAAAGTTGGCATCTTTATCCACCTTTATATTCAGCAATACTTCATAACGCATTCGGAAACCCCTAGTTATATCTAGCTTAGACTACTAGTCAAGCATCATAAAAGAGTTCGTTGTAATTTATTACAAGAGGCTCAATATTCTTTTCAAAGTATTTTGACCACTCATAAGCATCTTCAAAATCTTCAAACCAATAATTAACATTTTCCATCTTACCATCTATCTCTGCACGGACTACGCTGAGATACTTACAATCTTCAGGATACTCCTCATCTTCTGGTAGATCCTCTATTGATATTGGTCCCTCGATAATATCCCATATTTTTACATTAGGCATAACCATTATTTCCAATTCCTTAATAATTCCATGTAGTGATCTATGCTTATCATAGTTATCCAAGGTTGTCTATCAGATCTATAAAAGACTACTGGTTCACCCTTGCCATGCTTACCTGCCTGTTCAATATAATCGTAAGCTGTTTTCATTCCAGACTTCCTACGCTTAACTTCGATTGTTATAGGCATCTTCTTTCTAGCTGCAGGGGATAGCTGAATATCTTCTCCAGTATCCCCCATAGTTGTACTCTTAATATCATCAGGTTCAAACTCTGGAAATGTCTCCAGTAATTTATCCCTAATTTCATTCTGACCACCCCTACCTTTTGCCTTAGCTGCTCGTGTCATCTGTTACCTCAGGTACATTGGGCAGCTTTTCTACATGCAATAGGTATTCATTACCATAGGAATACTTAAAGGTACGCATGTTAGGCCAGCAAGCTTTCTTATATTCGCAGAAAGAACAAGCCTTGTCAAGCTTTGTATTAGGGCTTGACTTACTTTGTGGTACAGGTGGAATACGTTCAGTTGGAAGATCACCCTCTACCATAGCCTTAGCTTCTTTGATCTCTTTTTCTTTGTTGCCTAAGTCTTCTGAAAAATCATAGACATCTAAACAAATCTCACCACTTACTTTATCAACAGCTAGGAAGGCACCACGAGTTTTATCTGTAACAAGCGGATCATCCTTAGCTGCATATACATATGAACTTAACTGACTGATGTAACCAAATGCGTCATTGTCACGCAGTGTTCCATCTTTAAACTTTTTAAATGCATAAGAGCTGCAGGATTTTACGTCAATAGTAACACCATCAATAACAGCGTCACGATGTCCACGAATGCCATGTACGTTCAACCTATCTTGTGAACCTGCTAGGTTATGACCTGAGGCCTTTACCATAGCAAGTATTAATTCTTCAATCATATCCCCATAAAAGAAACGTAACAGTAATGATGCATCTAATGACTCACCAAAGTCTGGTTTGTTTACTTTATACCAAAGCTTTCTTTTACAGGGTGTTCCTACAGACGACAAAGACAGATAGCCCCTTGGTTCTTGGGGCTTACTGAACCTTTTATAAGCAGTGTCTGCTACACCAGAGCCTAGCAATTCGCTGATACTTTTAGTCCAGCCGCCTTGTCCATAGATCACACTTTGAATATCTTCAACTAGGGTCTCAAGTGTTTTCATTTAATTTCTTTCTGTGTTTTCTTTTTCGAAACAACTTCTTTGTTTGATCGGCAATAACCCTGAGTCGGTACTTTGGAGTTCGTACTTCTTTTGCCACAGGGTTACGCCTTTTCATAGTTAGAAAAGAACCTCTTCACTAACCTTTTGCTCAGACACAGGTTGAGGAGAAGAATCTTCCTTGATGTAATCTACCCTATCAAGAACAGTAACCTTGTCTAAGCGAGTGCCTACGATAGATGGACGTGATGTATCGTAGACTGACAACTCTACCTCTACAGTAGAGCCGTTTCCAATAAGACCGTCAGAGTCAACGTCCCAAGCAGAACCATCTGCTTTAATGACTTCAGGTGCACCGCTATCCCAGTCCTTACCTGTGTCATACTTACGCACAAACTTAACCTTTGTGCCTCGACCTTGAGGATCTTTTGATCCACGTTTCATAGAACGTGAAGCTTGAAGTGTGTCCATACTTTGATCATCAAGTATCATATCAATAGTACAGGCACCATTGCAGTCTCGGTAGACTCCCTCAAAACCATTCATGTCACGGTTCTGTGGAAATACTTTTGCCCATTCTGCAATACCAGTAAGTTTAATTTTACGTGTAGCCATTCGGCCCTCCTTTGTTAGTGTACGTCACTGTACCGTTGACCATATTGTATGTCAATACCCAAGTCAACATTTAATTTAAGATCTTCATTAACTTTTTCAATAGCCCAAGTCAGTGTTTCACTATGAACATTTTGTTCTCCTTCTTTCACCAAGTTAATTGATTCATCATGGAATTGTCCAATGATGTTAGGTCTACGTGTCATGTAGTACGCTACCCACTTGTCAAAGCAGTAAGCACCAGTTGATTGGTTGAGCGTAGAGAACACATCTTTCTCGTAGCGTAGGCTGTGCCAGAACTTACTGACAGGATTCTGTACCCACATCTCACCATTTATGTGTCGTATCTTTTGATCCTCAGCAAACTTTTTTACTGACCAGTTACGATTCCAATAAGCATCAAGAAGATTTTGACATTCTGGTACAGACAAACCAGTAGTACGAGATAACTTAGGTGCACCTACTCCATAAGTCGCAGAGTAATTAACCACTTTGTAGTTCTTACGCAAGGCTTTAAGCTCAGGCTTGTTGCCTTGATTGTAAGCGTCGATGTCATCCTGTGACACAGCACCTGCATGTTTAGCTAGGTCAAGGTGTGGGTCAAACCCATCCTGTGACATCTCAAACACATAAGCTGAATCGTAAGGGTGCATGTAGTGACGCTTGCATGTGTCCTCAAGAGAGGTCATATCAGCACCACACAATACGTAACCTTCAGGTGCAGTGAGGCACCCACGGATCTCTTTACCCCAAGGTCTGTCTACCCCAGGAAGATTTACCAGGGGATTTTCATGTCTGAATCTAAGTGTATTAGTAAGACCACCAATCTCAGCTTTAACATAGCCATCACGTTCAAATCTCAAAAAGTTTTTAAAGATACCAAGCCTGTGTTTTATTACAGTTAAACCCTCCAATACTTTTACTGTTGGGTTACTATCAATCAGTAGCTGTACTGAGGGTGATAGCTCATTGTCTTTACGGATCTGAGGTATCTTACGATCCTCTTTGTAATCAAAGGTACAAGGCTCCCAACCAAGAGAAAACAACCAGTCCTTCACTTGAGATGAAGAGTTAGGGTTAGGATCATCATAACCTTTAACAACAGTAACACCTTCATTGTAATGTCGAGGTAAACCTTTAGAATCAAGAAGGTTAAACCACCTTTCACCATGAGCAGAGGGTGAGCCATCTTTCTTGAAACAGTTTTTAGGCTTATGCTTTACCTGAGTCTTTACAACTTTAGGCATTACCGACCCAAGCTCTTTAACCTTATCAAGCTCTTGATTAGTAAGCTCATCAAAACATTTTTGAGCTAAATCTACATCAAGCTTCCAACCAGATTGCTCTGCAATCGCAGCAGCTTTCATCTTGAACTCAAGATAACGAAAGAACTTATCCAAAAGGATCTTATCTTTTTGGTAGATGATCATGAACTTCTTGAGTAAGTCTTGCCACAAACACCAATTAATCTTAACATCTTCTACACAACGATGTGCATACTCTTCTGGAGTACCGTTCACCCAGTCATTAACTAATGGCTTAGGGATACCGAAGTCTTCACCAAAAGTTTCAAGCCCATGCTTCTTAGTTCTCTGATGATTAACTACCCAAGACATAGGTAAAGTGTCAAACAACCTAGCTCTAATCTTTATACCCAGAATCTTTTCTAGTAAGGGTACATCGTAACGAATAATATTATGACCGATTAAACCACGTTGGTTTCTAAGCAACTCACGCATGTCGTTATAGTTAAACAAAGTGTCGTAATTAGAACCATCAGATGTGTATGACAAGCAATGTATTTTAGTAGCATCATCCAAAAGATTATCAGCTTCTACATCAAATACAATCATGCTGCCATATCACTCCTTACAAACGGTGCTTCTTCACTGAGGATTGTAGTCTCAGGATCATAGTAGACTGAGCCAGCCTTACCTAGCTTAGCAAAGGGACGATTCTTATCTACAATAAACTCAGTAGTATTCTGAAGGATCTCATCCTCAGATTCCGTATCACGCTCGATCTTTATACAGATGATTGCTTCTTCTTCAAGAGAAGCTGCATACTTTGTTCTACCATCATCATTAACCTGTGATATAAAGATCACACCTATGTTTAATTCCTTGGCAAGTTGTGCCATGCGTGAACCTAAGGTAGTCAGTGTACTGGTAGCACCATCAACTCCAGAGTTAGATAAGTAAGCCAAACGTTGTACGTGATCTACAAATACATAGTCTGCACCATAAGCTGACACTGCAAGTCTTGTGTAGTCAAGTAGCTTCAGTGGATCATCATGTGACATCATCTCAAAGATAATAGTACGGTTATGTTCTGAGTCAGCAATCTTATTAGCAGCTTCCTCAACCTGATCTAAATTATAACCGTTGCGCTCAGCATCTTCTTTAGTTCTAACATTACAGCCAAGGTGGTAAGTAGCCATAGCACGTAACGTAGTAGATTTCATTTCTTCCATGTGAAGCAAAGCTATCTTTGTATCACTGTCTTGCAACAGACCTGTCTCAAAATATCTGATTACCTCAGTCTTACCAGTACCACGAGGTGCTTTGATAAATGTCAAGCCACCCTTTACCATACCACGAATCTTTTCGTCAAGACCAGAATGTCCAGTTGAGATATACTCATAAGGACTTTCAGTTCTCAATGCGTGAGAGAAATCATCAGAAGAGCAAAAGAAATTTTCTGGTGAATATCGTTGAGGTTTCTTAGCAGCCCACATTAATTCTGTGCTATCACCTGCTTGCAGAAAGTCATTAGCATCTTTATGCTTTGACATAGGTACATAATAAAAGGTATCAGGGAATGCCTGATAGAGTTTGTCAGCAGCTACACGTCCAGCTGCATCAAGCTCACCTGCATAGATTATCTCTTTGAATGACGACAAGAAAGCATGATTATGCTTTATAAACTTCTCACCGATAGAGGCGCTGGGCAAAGACTTTACAGGAAACGTCTTGCCAAGGATTTGATATAAGGATGCAGCATCAAACTCACCCTCAGTCAAGTAAATGCGGTGGCTTGTACCTGCATTAAAGTCAGGGCCAAACAGGTAGTTCATACCTAGTCCACGATCCTTCACCCAAGACTTTGACTTGTCATTGTACAGCCTATATTTGGTAGTGTGTGGATACTTGTAAGCATAGCGTACAGGCTCACCCTTCTCACCAGTCTGTAGTTGAATGCCGTAAAGCTCACACACATCAGAATCTATACCCCTGATGTTTTGGTAGGTCATCCCTGTAACTGGTATATCCATAGGGTTTCTCCTTTCTGGGAGAGGGTATTCTGTTCTTACCCAATCAAATGTTTCTGACATATCTTTAGAGGGATAGGAACTGCCACAAGAATGGCAGTGACCGTATCCATCGTCGTTCCAATTAAATGCATCGCTTGATCCACAATGCGTGTAGGGACAAGCTAAGTGTGGGTTATCTCCCATCTATCTCTCCTTTGATCTTTGACGCTCCTCTTTTGTCATAGGTCGGATGTATTGTAAATAGTTAATTGCACGGCCTGTATTCCACCTTGCAGCTTCTTCATCTGCTTGCTCCTTAGTCTCAAAGGTTCGCACCTCTGTGTCGTAGGTCCAAGGGTTTTCTTTTCGCACCAGAGTGTACTCACCTTTCTCAATCTCAATCTCCACTGCGTACATCTTCACCCCTTTCTGATTCTAGGCCAGCTTTGACTAAGGCTACAAACCCTGCGTTAAAGATAGCCATAAAAGTTTCTGGATCACATTCTACTTGTAGTGTAGCACTACCATCCTCGTGCTCTTCTACTTCTGTTATCTTAACTTCACTCATCCTTCACTCCTATACATGGTAGCAAGATAGACAGCTTGCAATACTTTGGGTACTCATCGTATGTCATGGCTATCAACACAGGTGGCGCAGCTATCAGTAAAGCTACAATAGCTGACGCCTTGACTGCTCCGTTGATGTTACCTCTCATAATTATCCTCCGCTAATGATTCCCAGGATACAGGGAATAACTCATACATCTCCCCTGCAATTAATTCTGCAACCTCTCGTGTCTCAGCTTGAGTATCTTCAGCGCAGCGTAGCTTACACATATCAGCAAATGCATCCAAGCTACCTGACCAGTACCACTCAGTCATCATAGACTGTGGCAGTACCATACGTGCTTGCTCTGGACATACACCATGTTCTAATAACTCGTTGTAACTGCGTAGTGTAGTATGCTCGTAAAAACTTAGGATGTCTGGATCAGGATAAGTTACTCCTGCACTACCCTGCTTTTTGTCAGCACTACGTCCACGCCATTCTGTTGGCTGATAAAACTCAGGCTCACTGTCCACATATCTACGGCTAATCTCATTCCAACGTAGAAACTTATGCTTGACTAACTGCCTAGCTACAAAGACTGGTGCCTTGATGTGAAAGCTTGCAAAGCAATGCCCAAAAGGGCTGATGTGTTTGTGCTCTGCCAAGTAACGTATGAGCTTGGCGTCCTTGTCTTTCAACTTAGGTGGACCCCACACGTCACTCGTATCCATCTCACTCTTCTTACCAAAGGATACTCGTGCAGCATTAGCTACAGTCAAGTCAGTACCCATGTGATCTATGAATGTTACTTCAATCATTCTCTTTCCCTTCTTTCAAGAGCAGACTTTGCAGTCTTCAAACTAAATTTATTATACGGATTTAAACTCGCTACACTTTTGTGACCTGATACAGATTGTATTGCTAGATGATCAACACCACTTGATATCATCTGAACTATAGCAGTCTTTCTCAAATCACCCACTTGTAGCTCGTCAGGAAGCCCAGCAGTAGCTTTAACCTCTCTAAGCAATGCTGTCATCTGTGATACTGTTAGCGGCCTGTAGGCACTGTCCTGTGGCCTGTGGTGAGGTACTACGTAGTCTTGGAAGTCCCAGTCATCCTTCTGTTGATGTAACATACCAACTAAGTTGTCAGGTATTGGTAATTCCACAGTAGCACCTCTCTTAGTCTGGGTGATGGTAACTTTATCATTATCAAAGTCAATATCACCCCAAGTAAGATTTCTTATGTCAACAGGACGTTGACCCCACTCATAACACATCAACACTATCAAGCCAATACTTCTCCAATCAAATTTTGTAAAGGCTGTATCAAGGAAGGTGATAACTTGATCATGTGTCCACACTACAGATCTTGGAGTGCTTGTTCGTTTATTAACTCTGGACATTGGATTGTAATTAATAATATCCAACGATACTAAAAAGTTCATGAGAACTGAGAACACCCTAGCATTATGGTTTGCATTGGCGATAGAGTTCTCTAGTTCCCATGTGTCATACATCTCAGAACACTTGATAGCGTTAATGTTTAACACGCTAACGTTACCAAGTGTGCTACCCATAACAGACATACGACAAAAATAATTAAGTCTTGATTCATAGTTTCTTTGAGTAGAATACGACAAAGAGTTAAAGTGTCTAGACCTTAAGTATTTCTCTACTGCTTTTTTCAATCTCATATTTTATCTATCCAATGTGTACAGTCATCATGTGGGTCATCCATAAGTAGTCTCCTTATGTATACCTTAAGGTTTAATAATTATATTTATTATAAAATTAATAATAAACCTTAAGGTTACATTAGGTATACGTAAAGTAAGATATTGTCAATACACTGAGACAATATGTCACATATACCTTCTGGCTGCATAATTATCTAGGTAGGTGTAGTACTGACTGGTATCCTCAATGTGACATTCTTCCATCAATGAGTATGGAGTGAATCCATAAGCGTCAAGCAACTCAGCAATAGCACTGGGATAGTCTCGTACTAGAGTCGTCAAGTCACTGACATTCTCTTGATCAATAGAGGTACGGTTACTACCGTATGAGTAGAGTCCATAGTCATCCTCAAAGACCGTAGGATCACGAGTAAACACCAACTTAGACCAGTCAGCTTGCACCAAGGCAATGCACAATAACTCTGCAAAATCAAGGTCTTGAGTCTCGTTGACACCATGCTGCCCATAGTAACCTACACTGATGTTTGTACACTCAGAGACCACAGATGCATACTCATTGCTGTCTGTGTATGAGCCACCCGTATCAGCTTCTAGTTGTGGTAAGTCTACTGCTGCGGCAAAGGACTTAGCGAACTCATCAGAGGCAGTACGCACACCCATCTGGTGTGTGATCACAGAGCTATCACCGTATCTGTCGAATGATATCACTGCGTCAAGATGACTCAGCCAAGGTGGGTTATCCGCTACCAATGCACGACTACCCTTACAACCAATCTCCTCTGCTGCATGGACTACATAGACACCCTCAATACCTGCTTCAATCATGTTGAGCATGAGCCAGACACCAGTGGTACAGTCAGCACCAAGGCAGTTGGAAGTCTTGCTGTCAGCTACAGACACCACGTCATTCATGACCACTAGCTTCTGATAACCAGACTGCTTGTGTACTGTGTCATGGTGTGACGCAAAGCATAGCCGTGGTTTGTCACCAATGATGTGGATATAGTTACCATGAATATCTGGCAACCCAAAGGTAGGTTCGAGGAACCGTAAACAAAATTCTTTCTGCGCTTGTGAAGCTTCAGGCCTCATGTAACGCAGCATCTCTATCAAACTATACATCTAATTCTCCTTGTACATTTTTCCATGTGCTATCTTCTTGTAATTCCCAGACACCATGATGGTCATCTAGCTCAGACTTAGCTACATCACTACCATCATCAAGCGTACACATCACGGTACGAGGATACCACTCGTCACTCCAATCAGAGAGGAAGTAATCGTCCATACCATTGGGTGATACCCAGCTGTCCTCACACTCGATGTAGGTCACATCATCTGCATCCCAATACTCATCATCATCATCGCAGTATATAAAGGCACTGGTGTTCTGTGCATAGTCACGAGACACTCTGAAATTAGTCTGATAACCACTCCTAGTGACTCTGTAGACTACAACAGCATCATCCTCGTGGACATCCTCTCCTGCATATTCACAGTAGAAGTGGACGTTGTAGTAGCAACACTCACAGTAGTGCTCATCAGTAGTCTCTGAGTAGTAGTAGTCATCCTCACTTAGACCATCACCGCAGCTAGTACAGTTAGTATAATGACCATTGAGTACCCCACCATAGTCAGTGGCATTGATCTCACCACCATGTGCAACCACTAACCATGAACCAGTGTCATCAAGTGACTGAGGTGCTAGGTCAAGGTATGGTGCAATGAAGCCACCACCATCATGCTCGACTCTACGTAGCTTGGCACCTGTGAAGTCAGGGTCTCTGACCTCTACATTACGTAGTAACAGATGATCATACACAAAGTCAATAGCTTGCTCTGATACACCGTAGATAGGTGCAGCCTGTGGCTTGTCAGGGTGCTTGACATACACGTTAGTACGTGCAGCAATACGACCATGAGCATCAGTAGCATAGACAACCTCGAAGTCACCAGACGCATAGGCTTCTGCAGGGTGCATAGGTAGATGGTCAAACTCGTAGCGCATACAGCTGTGAGCTAGATGCTTACGAAACCAAGTGGTGTCGATGTTCTCATTGTGAGACTGCTCATGCGAGTATGCACGTTTGAATGACTCAGCATCCCTAGCCTGATGCAAGGTGAGGTCACGGTCAGCAAACTCTTTGAGGAATGCATCAGTCATCATGATGATCTGCTTGTGATCGAACTCAGGGAACATGAAGCTGAATGCACGGCCAGGTTTCATAGCTATCTGCCTGTCGTTGTGCATGTCCTTGAGTGACTGATAGATAGACACCTTACCCTCTGCAATCTGAGAGCGCATAGGCTGCATCGAGAGTAGCCGAAAGCGAGACTTGAAGGTATCGCTGTCAGCTGTGGTATTGAGTAGCCACGTAAGCACCCAATCGAACAGTGGCCTGTCCTTGCGGTCAAACACACTGACATCAGAGTAATCACCCCATGCACGTAGCACGGGGTCAGTCTCGTTAGCATCTTCGACATAGACACGCTTGACCACAAAGCCATTGGCATGTAGCTGAGGCTCAATATAGTACGTTTCACCACTGTTGAGTGTAACATTGCCACCGATGAAGTAGCCACCCTCAGTGGTCTTAGCACTGACCACATCGTAAGGCTTGCCGATAGTAACGTCATCGACAAACATAAGCGGGATAAGATCTTGATTAACTGGTATCACTTGGTATTGCATATTGCCTCCATTCAGGTTCTTCACCCCAATTCCAAGTTAGGGTAATGTTACGTTCTTTCCAACGATCAACCATGTAATCACGGTATGCTTGGTGCACATCGTCTTTCCATGAATGATCAACTTGACGTTCCAAATTCCTAGCACAGTTTGCAAATGGTGTAAGTTCTTCACGAGGAAACTCACCAATATCTGCATATTTTTGAAACAGTGGTATCAGGTTAGCAGACTTATGACTACCACTCTTTTGGGTATAAAGCCAACTCATATGGCTAAGTAACCATTTAAAGTTATCACGAGAAGCCCTTGCCCATTTGGTACAAGGGTGATTCATGTATGCAAGTCTATACACCGCTAAGTCTGTATCTGGACTCAGCCAACGCACTGCGGTGGATAACATTTGCGCAGATTCAAGAATCATTTTGTTTTTGCGAATGTCATCCAACCACAGTGCAGACTGCATAGGACACTTGTCCAGTGCAAATATGTTCATGCTTGTAAGATACCTACCTTATGCTCAGTTACAGTTACTTGGGTAAACTTATCACCCATCTTCAGCTTACGCTGAATCTTAGCAAACTCTACATTACCGTAGAACTTACCATTCATAATATAGCCACCACGTCTAACTATGAAGTTTAACTTGGACTTAGTAGGCTTAGGCTGCTGCACCCTGTCAGGGTTAGGATTACGACCAGCAGATTTAGGTAAAAAACCTAGCTTTCTATACCAAAGAGAGATAGTATGTTGAGTAGTACCATTCTCAGGTAGATCGAAATGCTTTGCAGTTTCTTTCCAAGTATGGTTAGAATAAAACTCACATACAGTACGCTTGAACTCAGTAGTAAACTTTACACGATTGTCCATGATTCTTCTCCTTTTCATGGGGGTCACAGTGCTGAAACAGCACCACAAAACATAACATTAAGTTATGCTTTCTGGTAATGTTTAGACTCCCACCGCATGGAAAGGACAAACACACGGTGGGAGGATCAGAGCTAGTGCACCCACTATACTAGCTCCGCTCTTAGGGGAGACCAATCCCCTATTGGCAAATAGTCACGTTAGTAATATCTCTACTACGTAGGTATTTAAGCATCTGGTCAACCTTACGCTCAGGCATAGTACACAAGAACATATCATTCACAAACACTCTTACTACTTTAAATATACTCATCTTTCACCATACTTTCTACTTGATCTTCCACCAAACGTATCTCACCACTTGGGAGATGAAGCTCAAGCTCCATGTCAGTGTGACCAAAATCTTCAGGATCACGCTTGATAAGACGGGCCACTATGTCACTTAAGGACTCACCTGTTTCATCAAGTACGATTGCACCACATTCTTTTTCGTACCAACCAGTTAATATTACTGTCACATCATACCTCTATCCATTTTAGATCAAACACGCTAGGGAAAAAGTTATTCACCCTACCTGTAGATGCAGAATGACGTGGAGGTTCTGCACTTGTGATCACAGATGCATTGCCACGAAAGTCTACAATCCTATCACCACCATAGACAGGCTCACGGTTTTCATCCACAAGCTGCCACTTCACACCATTTAATATTTTAATCATATCACCCTCCAAAGTTAGTGATTGCAAAGATAAACAGGCCAGTCACGATTAACCAGCCTGTCATTACAAAGATCCAACCCGCTAGTCGCATCACGCAATAAGTGCTTTAAGTGATTTGATAAGGTCAGACGGCACCTCATCACTATCTTGCAAACCATCCTGACGGCGCTTCTCAGCACGAGCGATCACTGATGCAATCACGTCAGGAAGGTTTAATGGTTTATATTCGGCCTCTTTCTTGAACTCCCAAAAAGGAGTTTGAATTGCAGCCTGTGCGTCATCAAAACTGATCTTAGTACGCTTGGCATGATAGGCAAAGCACTTGTCATCAGTATTCCAGACGAATGTAGCATAAGTCTCCACCCACGCTTTGAAAGCGTTAGCACGAGACATGGCTGGAATAGCAGCAAGCAAAGCATTCATTTGACGCACTGCTGCTGACACATCACTGCTGTCATGCCAACGACGAATGATAGCACAAGCGGCAGTGTGGATATCCTGTTGCACAGTTTTACCACGTTTGTCGATTGATGAAATCAGAGCGTCAATTTGTTCGTCAGTTTTTACGTATTTGTTAGCCATTGGAACCTCCATGATGTAGCATAACACTATGCACCCACCATAGATGCACAGTGCAAGCTACACCAAAGGCCAGACATCCCACAGAACGAAAGGCCTAAGGGTTCACTTGTCACGCAATGGGTGCATGTCTCAGCAGGTGTGTAGCACGCACACTTATCCCATTGCACATATAGTGCTATCCCGTAGGGGTGGTCATGGCTCAGATCGACAGGTACAAAGGTAGCACTATCAAATAGCGCACACCTATAGCGTACAAACTCACTGAGCTATCGCACCCCACTTGCTTACTGTCCACCCTGCACAGCATAACCATGCAGGCCTTACGGCACTGTCTTATTGGGCTACCTTCTATCCACCAATAAGCAAGGGGCACCCGCAGAGCGGGCTATGGTCACAGTCAAGGGGCAGGTCAGCGCCTATCGGTCTGTGATAACCTAAAACCAGATAAGCACTTACCCAAAAGATAATCAACAACTAATTTGGACAGGGTGTTAAGATATTGAAAACACTAAGTTTTATTTTATATATTCTATTTGGTGAATATGTAATCAGACCGAATCAGTCCAAAAGGGTGATTCGCTATCCGAAGGGGTAGGGTCTTTTTCTAATATAATGAGTGGAACAGATAGGGTACAAACGTTCTGCTTTTGTTCTGGTTGACTGGGAGAGCTACCCTAAAGGATACGACAGTAATACTTACCTATACTAATGGGTAGTCGTATTTATGCTTTAGGATATAAAACCTATACAGTAGTAGAGATAGTGTAGGTCAGAGGTATAGGTCAGAGCTATCCTTTGGGGTAGGTTTAGTTATCCTTTGGGATGCATAACCTCCTCTTTCTGAGTTTGTGATCACAAATCTGAGTGTAATCGCTACCCGTTTGGATATAGTGAATACTCTATTGTATAAAATACCTAGTTATTACAGATAGTTAGACTACTCAGAGTGATAGTTTGTGCTATACGAAAGGATAGAGGGTGCTATACCTATGGGGGCATGGGCCATACGGGGGGTACCTGTACGTATATACACCCAATGACAGCGGGGGCTATTTTTTAAGGTGTTAACTACAATGTAAATACATTAAATTTTCTTTAATATTTTCTTAAACCCCTTTAATTTATTTTAATAGCAGTAACATTACGTTACAAACTGTAACATTACGTGATTAAAATGTTAATCCTCCATACAAGCCCCAGGAATAGCCTTAACTATCTTGATAGCCTAACCCCTATCAGATCCCTTTACCCCCACTCAGACAGCCTCTCAGAGCCTCTCAGCACGTATTCTACCCCAAGGCGGGGGCGTAAAGTAATAACTTAAGGTAATTCTCAAGATTCATAAATAATTATTAAAATAGGTCTTGACAAATACCTTAAGTTATACTATAATATATACCTTAAGGTATACCTTAAGTACTAATACTAACATTATAGTTATATCTTTAGTACTTTAAGTACACCTTAAGTACTAATATTACTTCTATAATATAAATATTATTAAACCTTAAGGTATGACCTTAAGTATACCTTAAGGTAGATTCTTGGATGTTCAAGTTTTTCTGTCGTCCCACTTAAAGAATCCTTGACTTTCTAAAAGTAAGCTGTATAACTAGCCATGTCCAAACCAAAAATGTATATCAGCGATGACGTACTCGGTGAATTTTATAAAGCTCTCGCTGATGAAGACGAAGGAAGACTACGTAGGGTCCACATTCCGAGATCCGATGTCTTCTACGTAAGAAAAAAAATATTTGAAGACACTGGCATTAAGTATTCCCTAGACAGAGTTGAAAGAGCTATGTACCTAGAGGGACATCTTAAGGCTTCAGACGTGTTTGAACCTAATAAAAAGAGGGATTGGGAATGACAGTAGCAATGGAACGTATCCTAGCTTGGAAGATTATGCCAAGGCTGATGATGTTAGTAATGACTGTTATGTATATCCGCTGCATCGAATGGGCATTAACTCAACCAGACCTTAGTACTCAACAGAGTGCTCTTATTAGTGTGGTTACAGGTGCTATGACTGGTGCTTTTGCTGTATGGTTGGGGAATGAGAAAACATGATACAGGCTCTTATAGGACCAATAACTAGTTTAGCAGGGACATGGCTTAATGGAAAAGTTGAAACAAAAGCTGCAGAGACTAAAGCTAAGGTTGCCAAAGCTGAAGCTGAGGCACAGATTATGCTCTCTAGGGCAACTAGCGAAGCAGACTGGGAAAAGATTATGGCTCAAGGTAGCCAGAATAGCTGGAAAGACGAATGGCTAACTATCTTATTTTCAATACCATTAATACTAGTATTTGTTGGTGATTGGGGGCGAGAGATAGTATCTAATGGCTTTGTGGCACTGGAGTCTATGCCTGAATGGTATCAGTACACACTTGGAGTTATTGTAGCTGCAAGCTTTGGTGTAAGATCAGCTACTAGATTTTTTGGGAAAAAGTAATGAAAAAGAATTTTGATAAATGTCTATCAATGTTACTGCATCACGAGGGGGGCTTCGTGAATCATCCCCAAGATCCTGGCGGTATGACTAACCTTGGGGTTACTAAGAAGGTTTATGAAGCTTGGGTAGGTCACGAAGTAACTGAAAGCACTATGAAGGATCTTACATTTGTAGATGTAGCTCCCATTTATAAAAAGAATTATTGGGACAAGGTACGTGGGGATGACCTTCCTAGCGGTGTTGACTGGTGTGCTTTTGATTGGGGAGTTAATAGTGGTACTGGTCGTCCAGCTAAAGCTATACAACGTGCTGTTGGAGCTACACCAGATGGAGCTATTGGACCTATGACACTTCAAGCTGTTTTTAACCATGAGCCTCAAAGTATTATTGAGAGTGTTTATCAACAACGTCAAAAGTTCTATGAGTCTTTACGTACCTTTGAGCATTTTGGTCGTGGTTGGACTCGGCGCAATAAAGAAACTTTAGATCAAGCTCTTAAGATGATTTGACGATACACAGTATTTAAATAATAATACTTATTATAATAGTAGGGGTAAAAAGTGAATCGTCCATGTTCCCCCTGCAGTTAAGGATTAAAGATGTCAGTACCTGAGCGAGTTAAATCTACCATGAAAAGGCTAAACCTTAAAGGGGTTAATAAGCCTAAACGTACTCCTGATCATCCTAGTAAGTCTCATGTCGTCATGGCTTCAGAGGGTGGTAAGTATAAACTTATACGTTTTGGAGAGCAAGGTGCTTCTACTGCAGGTAAACCTAAAGAGGGTGAGTCTGACAGAATGAAAAAGAAAAGAGCAAGTTTTAAGGCTCGTCATTCTAAAAATATTAAAAAAGGTAAAATGTCTGCTGCATATTGGGCGGATAAAGTCAAATGGTAAAGGAAACCAAAATGAAAACTTTATCAACTATCTTAGCTCTAACAGCTACAACTTCGACAGTTAAGTTTTAATTATGTGGCTTGCAGTTCTGCTAGGTTGTACAAACCCTTCAGCAACAAGCTGTGATGTATTAGTACGCACAGGTGGTTTAATTCCTACAGAGCAAGCATGTAGAGAAGAAGTATCCCGTATTTCTAAAACACTAGCTGAAAATGGTATGTATGTAAGGGCACAATGTTATAAGATTGGTAAAGGTGAAAGTACTTAATGACTCTTATTTCTCACTTCCCTTTACCTAGCTTTCCTTTTCAAACCCATGAAAATATTATCTTTGAGAGGGCAGATAAAGATCGTTCTTATAAAGCTAACGTGGAAGAAAAGCCAGAACCTAACAAAGTTACACCTGACACACCAGTAGAAGACTTAAAGCTAGTCAATCAGATGTATGCTTACAACCCTAATCCAAATAAATTACGAACTCCTGATGGACAAATCGTAGATTTTATCATAGCATAAGGAAAGTAAAATGAAAAAAGTTCCAATGGGTAATAAAGGACTATCTAAACTACCTAGTAAAGTACGAAATAAAATGGGTTATATGAATAAAGGTGGTGTTGTACCAAAAGGTATGCATCGTATGCCTGATGGGACTATAATGAAAAATTCAGATCACAAAGGTATGGCCTATGGTGGAATGGTGAATAAAAAGAAAATGGGATATGCTCACGGTGGTATGGCTAACTGTGGTGCCTCTATGAAACCTAATAGAAAAGCGAGAACATAATTATGCCAGCACCAGTAGTATTAGTCTTAGGTAACATGGCCGTACAAGTTGGGTCAGCTTTAATACGTAAGCAGTTAATGAAACTTGGCTTCAGGGTTGCTAAAGATTACAAAAAGTTTTCTAATGTAACTAAGGTTACTAAGGATAATGCTGCTAACGTTTTAAATAAAGCTGAAAAACTTTCTGATAGGCTTAAACCTTCTGGTAGAGTCAAGCCAAAGAAACAAGAACTTGTTATGCCTACAAAGCCTAAACCAAAGGCAGATAGTAAAACTGTAGGTTCACAATTTGATAAAAGTCAGAAGCTAAGTGACTTCGGTACAGTTGGGCCTAGAGTACCTAAATCATCACGACTACGTAATGTAGCAGCTGGAGCAGGTGCAGCTTCAGTAGCACCTACTGCTGTAGGCGATAAAGCTCCTAATCAACCTAAAGTTAAACCTAGTCCAAGGGATAGTAGACCTGTGGGGATTATAGAGGAACCTATCTCTAGACAGTCTAGAACCACTAAACCTTCTGCCCCTGTATTAGAAGCTGGGTTTACTAACGTTGATAAAGCTCCGCCAAAGACTACTCTTGAAAAAGTAGTTAAACCTAAAGCAAGACCAGCTACAGTTAAAAAAGAACTATCAGCTTTTGGTAAAGCTTTTAAGAAAGCTCGTGCATCTAAAAAGTATTCTTTTACTTTTAATGATAAAGAATATACTACTCGTTATAAAGAAGAGACTGTAGCAGAGCACAAGAAAAAATTTCAGAAAAAGAAAAAGTAAATGGTAGCATTATCTTACGACACATCAACTGAAAGTATTGCAGTTACAGCCACTTCAGGTGGGGCAAGTAGTGATGTTTTATATACTTGCCCTAATAACCATGATGCAGTAATTACATTTTTACATGTAAGTAATGGGGCTTCATCTACTAATAATATTTCTATTCAGTGGTATCACAAAGAAGATGATGCGTATTATACCATAGTTAATAATAAATCTATATCAGGTAATGATGTTTATAATATGATTACTTCAGATAGATTATTTTTACATGCAGGTGATAAGATAACTGTATTTAATGGTGGTGGTAGCATGGGTGTTACTATCTCTGTAGAAGAGCACTTTAATCCTAATAGGCGTCAAAATGCATAACGGGGTTGCAATCTTATCTATAGTATGATATAACTATTTATGTAAAACTACTCCTGCACAAGATAAAAGGAGTAGTGCTATGTTTAAGAATATTTTAAAAGCGATTCAAAAGAACCAACAACGACGAGCAGACTATTGGATACTCATGAACCTGAGTGACAAAGAACTGCATGATATGGGGATCAGTAGAGGTGAAATCAGGCAAAAAGTCTACGGTTAATGCAGCGGGTAATTATACTAAGCCTAGTATGCGTAAGCGCCTTGTTGCTTCCATTAAAGCTGGCGGAAAAGGTGGAAAGCCAGGACAATGGTCCGCCAGGAAAGCCCAAATGGTCGCTAAACAATATAAAGCGAAAGGGGGAGGATATAAGAGTTGAAGTCCTTCCAAGCAACTAAATGGCACTAGCTAAATCACAAAAGAGCCTAAAGTCTTGGACTAAGCAGAAGTGGAGAACCAAGAGTGGTAAGCCATCGACGCAAGGCCCGAAAGCGACAGGTGAGAGATACTTACCTGAGAAAGCTATTAAGTCTCTTAGTTCTTCTGAGTATGCTGCTACCTCACGAGCTAAACGAAAAGGCGCTGCTAAGGGTAAGCAGTTTG